AACAACTTCGGGCTTGCGCAATCGCTTTCCAGTGCTAGACTTACTATCAAAGTTTTGCAGCGTTGTTCCCTTAAACGTTAGCCCTTTAGCGTTATCGGTATTGTACACACCAAGCAACTTAGTCTTTACATTGTAAGTCCACACTTGTGATGCACCCACAACTTTCTCTACGGGAAGACCTGTTAGATTTAACTCTGGATATTCTGTAAGATACTTCACCTTCGCTACGATTTGTACAATAGGCTTTTCTTTTACTCTGCGTTTCTTGCGAGCAGGCTTACTCTCGATAGCAATCTTATTTGCAGCAGAGACTATGCCATCATACAACTCACTCAACTTGCGCAACTGTGGCTTCTTGAAATGTGAGTATGCTTCTTTGATTTGTTCATCATCGCCTTTGATTGCTTCGGAGATTTCCTGCGACGGCTCGATAAACATATCGCATATCCGCTGTAGAACAACCGAACTTAGATTCTTGCTCTTCAGATATTTTTCGATATCATATTTTTTCTTGAAGTCTGATGAAATAAAATCATCAATGATACCTTCGAGTTCGCCCGCTTCTTCTCTAGCGCGTTCTAATATCCGTTCCTGAATAGATACTTTAGGGACCTCTTTCTTGACTACTACGGGAGCAACTCGTGTTCCTTTGTATGACAAGATATCAGAAAATCCCCTATCAAAAAACTCTTGGGTAGTTTCATCGGGAACCATACCCTGAGTTATCATCCGTGATATCCAAGCAACTTGAAGATTGATTTTGTTTTCTGGCACTGACTTGACTTGTTGCAAAGCCTTTTTGTCCGATTTGATGTGTCGGCAATAAGCCACTAAAAACTCTTTTGCTTTCTTTTGGTCGTAACAATAGTTATACCAGTTGAGTGCGTCGATGAGTTTCATTTTACTGAACTCACCGACCCACACTGGCTCTGCTCCCATTCCTAACTCGGTAGTATTGCGGAGTCTTTTAGGCATAAAACTGTCCTCAACTAAAGTTTGCTATCTTAACAAAAACTAAAGAGAATGTCAATAGACAGTTACGTGAGTGACTACGTTAACATATTCACCAGGATGCTCTGGAAGAACTGCAACGTGAGATTCGCCATTCAATTTGTAGGTAGTTTCATAGCCAGTCACAATCGTTTCCGTTCGAGGTACAGTTTGCGTGTGACACTGATTCTGCATCTGATACACGATTCGAGTTTGCTCACCAACTTGAACTTGACGGGTTCGATTACGCTGAGAGTATGCTCCAAGCAACGCACCGACAACCGCAGCCTCTTTTTGATGAGAGCCTCGACGTGCTACGCCGTAGCCAATCGCAGCGCCAGTGATAGCGCCATAGAGTGGTGCAGTAGTGCTTAATTGTTCTTGATACACGGGCACAGTTTCAGTAACAGGCACTTGAACTTGCCGACAGGTTTCGACTGTTTCGACATACTCTGATGTCTCCTTCACCGGTACAACTTTAGTGACTTTTGCTCTCATTGTCGTTTCTGCTTCTGCAGACATCGCAAAAAGAATGATAGCGGCAATCGAAGCAAAATACATTAACTTTTTCATGATTTCCTCATTAGTTATCGTCTCAAGAGTATGTATATTACCAAATCATTCTAGAAATGTCAAGCCGAATAATGGAGGAATTATGGAAGTTTTAGCGCGCCAGTACTAATTACGGCAGAACCTTTGCTGACAGGGCCTATATTATAGTTTGACGCTCGAACACTTTTGAATTGCATTTCGCAAGTAATTTGGTATCCCTGTCCGCCCGCCGGATTATTTGTGGATTTTTCTCTTGCAGCAGCTTTAGTGACGCCCTTAGATTGTATTCGAATCCGCAAAATCGCTTTATGAGAAACATTCCACCTGGGAATCTTTGGTTGAGCATGTTTATTTAAACCGGCTGGGTCTTTTGAGCCCAGCAAATAAAACCCATGAGTTCCAACATTTAGATAATAAGTGTCTTTTAAATTGTAATATTTCTCTATGGTGTCAGAAGGCAAATCAAAATAAATATCTGGACAATTCGCTAGGTCTTCTTTGTATCTCTGTTCAAGTGAAGGTCTTGCAGCCTTTTTCCATCGATTCATCCAAGCGGTATTTCTATCTTCGGCAATCCACAATTTCTGTCTCCACTTTCTTTTTATGGCAGACATAACTTGATTTCTATCGCCTAAGTTTTTCATAAACTCTTTTTCTTTATTCCCACCCGTATCACCCCAACTGTAAGAATTTGTAGCATTATTATATTTTATAACGAGCGAGCCAGCCGAAGCCAAATCTTTTTTTAATTCACACCCATATTCCTCACCACCAACAAATAAGTCCAAATCCGGTCTAGTTGATGATGCTCCAGCAGGTGTATAATTAGGTTTTACCCACCCATGCTTTTTTAGTTCTTTGGCAACATTTTCCTCGTAAAGAAATCCTTCCTGCGCCATATTGTGCTACTCTTAAATAGTGTGTCTACTATTTAGTTTTTCTAGCACCAGACTTGCGTTTCTCTTTCTCTTCTTCTAGTTGGTCAATCTTCTTGAGTCGAGTAGAGACTTCTTTAGCAGTCATCCACATATCCTTACCTTTAATAAGGGACTCAATCTCTTCCTTGGTCATAAACTCCTTATACACGTCCTGTAGAAGGCTCTCAGTCCATCTTCGCTCGTGGGTAATCTGGTCGTACATCTCCCCTCCTTTACCGAATGTGCCTCCAGAATAATCGTGGAACATGAATACTGAGTGGTCGCTTATCTCATACGAATCTGCTGCTAAGAAAATCATTGTGGCTGCAGACATACAATATCCCTCAACGGAACAAATAATGTGTGCTTTGGAATCCCCCATACAGCGAATGAATTGAATTGTGGATGAAACATCACCACCAACCGAATTGATGTGGATGTAGATGATATCGTTTTGTTGTGCGTTGCGCATAACGTCAAACGTATCGATGTAGTTCTCTGAGGGTTGGATTTCGCCGTTTAGATATATGTTATAGATGAACCCAATGGGGATTGGATTCCTAACAATATTAACTTCTTTCATACTATCACTCATAATACATGATTCCTATGGATTTTTGCCCCAACAAAAGAATTGTAATATTCTTCAGGCTTCAATAAAACATCAAACTCCATTTGATACTTTAATTCCCAATAACTACACTCACCCTTCGTTTTACAAAGCCTCAAGATCTCACGCTTAAATCTTGATTCTCCACTTTCTTCAACTAGCAACTTCACTTCTTCGCTAGATCCAAAATATTTCTGCCAATCAGATTCCGACTTGACGATTCGTTTTCTTGTCTTACCTTTCAGTGGTGGTTTCTTCTTGGTACTCCAAAACCACTTCTTGCCGATGTACTTTTTGTTGTTATCTGTGTCGGTGATTTCATATACAAATCCATAATAGTCACCAATCATTTCAGAAGTAAATTCTTTACTTTCGTATATCCACATTATTCCTTTAGTAAGTCATCGTCCTCCTGCCACTCAAATAGATCATCATCCCAATCTTCGCCTGCATCAAGTTCATGAATGAAGTCTTCATCCAATTCTGCAGCACAGAAAGGACAATGGCTAGGTTCGGTCTCAGCATCTACATAGTCCAACAAAAACTCTGAATTACATTCCTCGCAAAATACTCTAATGGTTGTCATAGTTACTCCTTTATTTATGACGCATCTCCCCAGACATCATCCCACTTTCCAACCATAGCACCCTTAGCGTAGTCGGTGCTTCTGTTCTCGAAGAAGTTAGTATGTGTCGGGGCGTTAATCATTGCTTCTACCCAAGGTAATGGGTTACGTTTTACTTTGAAGAGACCTTTCATACCTAGGCTAATCAACCGTCTATCTGCGATATAACGAATGTACTTCTTGACTTGTTCCGCTTCCAAGCCTTCCATTTCTCCCATACTGAATGTCAAATCGATGAACTTGTCTTCCAACTCTACCATCTTTTCAGCGATAGTGTAGATTTTACTTTTGAGTTCATCTGTCCAAATGTCTCTGTTTTCTTCGATGTAAGTACGGAACAACTTAATCATAGACTCAGCGTGCATTGTCTCATCGACGATACTCCAAGTTACGATTTGTCCCATACCTTTCATCTTTCCGTGTCGGGGAAAGTTTAGTAGCATAATGAATGAACTAAACAACTGCATTCCTTCCGTGAACGCAGAAAATACCGCAATGTGTTTTGCGGTTGAAGACCTATCGCCGTTCTTCGAAGATAT